ATATATGCATAAGTACCATCTTGGACAATATTGAAGAATCCAGTTTGAGTCTCCCCAGTATAACGTGTATCTTTTACATGATAGAAGTATCTGTGGGCAGAGAAGGTATCTTTGTTTACAAAATCAAACTTCTCAAAGGGATCTGTTCTAGGAGTACTAGAGAATAGATCGCCAACATCATCAATTGAAAGAACCCTATTAGTTCTTGCTTCCTCATAGTCAGTAAGAATCTTGTTATCTAAAACAATTTCTTTAGAAACAGTTATTTGATTTGCACTACTAATACCAGCAACTTCAACACTCAATTCTGAAGCATTATCAAAGTCTAACCTAGTATCAATATCACTAACTGATGATAAATCAACTTTAATGTCTACTGTTTGAATGCCAACAGATGCAGAAGCAGCACCTCTACCAGGATTAGGGAATCCTACTCCTCCAGTTCCATAAGAACCATCACCTTGCTCATCTGCATCATTAGGTCTTCCATCAAAAGATTCAATCTCCATATCAGAGAACTTTTTGAATCCACTAGTATGAGTTATTTCACTAACTACATCTTTCCAAGTGGAATATTGGACAGGTGATTTAATTGAATATGCAAATGATTGATAGTAATCATTATCTGGTATTCTTTGACGAGAATCATTTAAGAACCCAGTTATATTTTGATTTCCTTGTCTTTGCTCTACAAGAGGCCCTACATCAAAAGTAGACTCAAAATTCTCAATTGATTGTACAAATCCAACTTGATTAGATGAATCACCTTCAATTTGCTTACCTTCTTCAAATACATCACCAGTAGCAACTCTTAATGTATTATTATTTCTATTCCATCCAATAACAGTACCAGTCTTAGTTCCAGTAAGAGTTTCTTGAGTAATTTTTTCTTTAATATTAAAATCACCCTTTATAGTTACTGGTTCAAAACCAGGAAAATGTTTCTCTGGTATTATCCTACCAGCAGATGCATCTGGATCATATTCACCAGGATTATCATTTTCTAGAATAAAAGTAACTTTAGGGTTAGCACCACCTAAATTTGGTGTAACAGAATTAAGAGTAAAGAGATTATAATCATATTCACTAGAGTTGTATCCAAATCCAGTAGTAGCAATACCCACACCTTCAACTAAAACTTTGTCTCCAACAGCAAATGGGAAATCTTGACCAACAGAAAAATCAGTATCAAGAGTAAGCTCTACTGTTGCAGAAGTAGTTGTAAAACCAACAGTTTCAATACCAACTCCATTAGAATTATGAATAGGTATTATAGTTGGTTTAGGATCTTGAAGTCTCTTAGTATTTTTCTTAATGGTAGCACTAGAAACACCAACTGATCCAGTTACTTCAGTAGTAATATCGCATTCATCTAAAATCGATCCACTAACCCTATCCTTAACAATTAACTTTGGTGCAATAGAATAATTATGTCCACCAGAAGTAATTCCAATATGGTCTAAAGATCTAAATCTATCAATTTTAAAGAGACTTGGTAATGCTCCAGTTGGACGTAAAGTTTGGTCATATGGGAATTCATAACCAGGATTGGTAATATGTGTTGTTTGTACTTTACCAATCGAATTACTTTCGACTCTTAATATACAACCATTACCATAAGTTGTAGCAGCAGTTCCTGTATATGTCCTACTTACAGTAGAAACTCCAGGAATACTATTATAACCATATCCTTTATTGGTTATCTTAATATCTGCAATAGGCCCTAAAGCACCAGCAGAAGAAGTTTCATATGATAAACGAGCAGTTACATCTGTATAACTTGCTGTTTCTGGTTCATTCGGAACATTAAAACTAAACGTTGTTGATCCTATAGATGAGATCTTAAAATCACCATCATATAGAGAATCAACTAACTTAATAGTGTTGTAGTTATTAACAGTTTTATCAACAGCAATTTCAGATTGAACTGTAGTAATTCTATCAGGATTGACAGGAGTTAAATTATAATAAAGTATTTCAGGAGTCTTAGCATTAGTTTGTAAGAATATTCTTCCTCCAGTTATACCAACACTTCCACTAGAAGTGACATCAAATTGATCTGGTGTTACTGTAAGAAATTCATGTTTAAAATCTTGATCTCTATAGAAATTAACAGAGAATGCTGAATAGGTTGTACCACCTGAAACATTTCCTAAAGAACTATCAGCAACATTAAGTTCTAATTTCTGACCTCTAGTGACTGTAAGAAGAGGGTTGATAGGAAGAAGAGAATGTGTTACTGCTCCTCCAGTAGAAGCTAAAGAAACTGCTAATGGATATTGAATAGTAGCATTATAAGAATTTGATGCTAATCTTAATTTATCTGAACTATCTTTAATTACATAATATGATGTATTAGCACTTAAACCAGATACCACACTGGTTGATTCATAAATGACTTGATCTCCAGTATTAAGACCATGATTAGTAATACTAATAGTATTATTAGTTGTATTAACATCTCCCTGTAAGAAGGTTGCTAATCCTACTGTAGTCTTTCTATTATAATCATTATACTTAACAGTGTATGAAGTAGTAACTCCAGGTAATACATCTAAGAATACTGTGTCACCAACTCCAAGACCATGAGCAGTAGTAGCAGTTGCAGTAACAACAACTTTCTCTAATATACCAGTTAACTGAGTATCTTGAGTTGTTAATGAATGAGTTACTCCAGTACCAACACTATGGAAATAAAGTTGTTCAGCAGCAGTAGAAGCAACACCAACAAAAACACCCTCAGATCCCATTCCAACTGGCATTGACGTTAATCCAATTGTATTCTGTCCTAAGTTAATCGAATATACTTGACTAGGAAGATTGAAGTTATTAATACCATCAGTAGAAACTGATACAACAGTTCCACCACCAGCAGAATAAGTTAAAGAATCTCCAGTAGTAAACTTATGATTTGGAATATAAATTGATCTTGATGGAATAGCAACAGAAGTTCCAACACCAACTGCCAAACCAGGTCCACTTACAGATATAATACTATTAATTCCAACTCCTGCTGTAGTTCCTAATCCTACGACTTCTGATGGGTTAAAATAAGTACTCTTTTGAAGTTTAATTTCCTTATCCGTATTAACACCAACATTAATAGTAAGAGCACGTGGTTTCTCTTCAATAATTGATCCTTGAGTATAAGCAGTTCCTACTGTTCCACCATATTCTCTTATTACTCGAATTCTAGAATTAAATTCATCAACATTTACAACATATAATTGTTCTGTTGATATACCAATAACATCATCTGATTGTAAAACAGAAGGATCACCGTTAATAGAAATAAAGGTAACTATACCAGTAGTTCCTGTGCTACCAATACCAGTAGCTAACTTAAACATTGATGTATTAACACCAATATTATAAACACCATCGAGATTAATTATAGATTGAGAGGATATTCCAGAAACACTAACAAAATCACCATTTTTAAAGTTATGAGGTGCAGGTGTTCTAGCAACAATTGTCTTCTTATCATTAAGTACTTCAAAAGTAACATTCTCTTTCTTAGTAGTAGAAGAAGTTATTTTAACTAATTTCTTTCCACCAATCTTAGTTACTTTTGATGATGCATTAGAACCACCAGTTTCTGTATTATCAAATACTATTCTATCACCGACTTTATAGTCAACTCCACCTGCTTCAATCTTAACAGACTCTATACCCCCAGTAGCTGCATAAACTATGGATGCAAAATCATCAATATTCTTATCTGGACGTTTTACATATTCATAATCACTAGCATTAAATGAAAGTTTATATGGATAGATATTTCTTACATAACCACCTTTATCTAAATCAATTTTTGTAGTAATTGAGTCTGGACTAAAGTTAAATGAATCTGGTTTAGACTTAAACGCTTCACCAACAGCATATGGGAATACTGGAGTAAAATACTTATCAAAAGTAGCGTCCTGTTGAGAAGAACTATCAATAGTTGCAAAGTATGCGTAAGTACCTTCTGGATAATCAGGAGTCTTACAAAAACGACCATTATACTTGTCTAGGTCACCTTTATTAGTAAATGTATAGTCATTAGTAAATGAACCTAACTCCCAGTCACCAACACTAGGCCCAAGTTGCCTAGTAGCGTTTAATTCATAACCAGGAACCATTCTTCTAATAGCACCACCATCAATATTAGCAAATCCATAAGGACCATAGATCGGATTACCATCATAGGCAAATCCTAGTATTGGTGAGTGATTTGAAGATACTTCTTCAGCATTTTCATACTCTAGATCATATGTACCATAATCTTTCTTACCATTTAACTTAAGAGAAGGAAGCATTTCTCTTAATTTTCTAGGAGCATACAAATGGGTAAATTGTGATCCAAATGTAGCAGTACTAGGCTCCATAAATCCATCATCTAATTTTATGAGTGACTTATAGCGTTTTACGTTATCAAGTTCCCATGCTTTGACCTTTGGTTCAATAACAGGTGCTCTACCAGCAGCGTCTACAGCAGTCTCTACGCTTAGGAAAGATCTATCAGTAACAAATCCAACACCACCACTTACAACGGTCACAGAGGTGATTACACCGCCCTCTATGACTGGTGTTAGAGTTGCATAAGTACCAATACCAGATGTAATAATCTCTGGAGGAGAATTATAACCTGTACCTCCTCTAGTAACGATTACCTGGTCAATTTTACCATCTTGCACAACTGGTCTAAGTTCAGCACCAGATCCAGCAAGGAAATCAATACTTGGTGTTCTATTATAACTTACAATAGAAGAATTACCATATCCCGTTCCATTTTGAGTTAAATCAACAGATGTAACAGATCCTCTTACAACTGGGATCATAGTTGCATGATAATCACCCAAAGAAGATGAAATACCAAGTTCTCCACTTATTGAAACTGATATTGGTTGATAATTGAAGATATGAGTTCCAACACCAACACCAGTAAACTTAACATAAGTTCCATTATCATATGACTCTGTTAAAGTACCTCCAACACCAGCAAGAGCAACTCTAAAGTTATCTTTATCAACAACAATGGCCTGATATTGTGCTGTAGTTACTAAACCACTAATTGCAGTTCCTGTAGTTTCATAAGTTAAAATTTCACCATTCTGATACCCATGATTTTTAATATTAATAGAATTGGTAGCAGTATTGATTCCTGTAACAATAACACTTCTCTTTTTATACTCATATCCAGTTCCTGGATTGGTTATAAAGATTTTATCAACAACATTCTTCTTAGAAACACTTTCAAATTTCTGAGTACCTGATCCTTTGTCAGAAAGATCTACAGTGTTAATACCTGCAATTGCATCATCATAATGAGAGTGTAAAGTGATAGCAGTATTACTAGAAAGTCCTACAAAGTAAACTGATCCATCACCTAAAGTTGTTGTACCTGTTCCAACCGCAGTACCGTTGTTCTGACGGTAAAATACTCTTTCACCAGCATTAAATAAATGATATGTGGTAAAACCGACTATATTATCACTCGTATTAATACCAACTTCTACGTCAAGGGAAGCAGAATGTGTTCCCTGCTTCATTTTAGCTTCTGCTTTAGCACCAACACCATTACCACCAGTAATAGTAATTTGTGGCTGCTCTAAGTAATCAAATCCAGCATATTTTACATCTATTCTCTCAAAAGAACCTTTTACATTAACATGACCAGTAGCACCAACACCTGCATTGTCAGTAATAAGTAATTCTGGAGGATTAATAACATCATGTCCACTTCCACCATTCAAAACATTAATTGCTTCCAATTCTCCATAATAAATGGCATCTCTTGACTTATAATTTGCAAGTTCAACACCATTCACAAACATACCTGTTTTTTCACCAGGAATTGTTGTAAATTCTTCACCCGAAGAATCAAATACAGGTTCAGAGAACCTTCTTACCAATCTTTGTGAATCAATTGCTTTATCTTGCAATCTACTTGCAAATTCATGTGTAGTGATACCAGCTGAGTTACCACTTAAATTAATAAATTTACCAGCATCGATATTTGCACGAGAATATGCTAATTTAAATGATTGATCATCAACTTTATATGCAAAGTAAGAACCTTCTGTTAAAGGAGAAATTGGTAAAGTTGTTGTAGAGGTAGAAACAACTCCATCAATCAAAGCAGATGTTGTTGTAGTACCTGGAACGTAGTAAACTTCATCACCAGTAATAAAATCATGACTTCTAGACGTAGATATTGTTTCACCAGCAAAAGTAGCAGCAACTTTGACTGAAATACCTCTTAAATCAGCATTAAGTTGCTGATTAGCATAAAATGGAATAGATGCTGAAGTTACATAAGTCTGATGTTCTGGTTTACCTTCAATAAAATCATGTGAAGCATTGGTATGGGTTGGCCCAACCATTTTTCTTCCATTATGCTCATGATATGGTCCTGCGTAAGGAACTCCGCTAACAATACCAACTACATTTAAATCATATGCATTTGAAACGTTTGCACTAAATTTATAAGTTGGTTGTTTAACAGCAGGAAGTACTTCAGCCCTTATTAATTCATTTCTTGCTTTAAATGTATGTGCTAGATCTATAAAACCAACACCACTAAGAATAGCAATTTTATTAGAAGGTACATCAACAACTTCTGCACTACTTTCTGCTGAAGTTGATTGGTCTATAAGAGTTATTTTATCACCAACATATAGAAGATGTACTTCTGGAGAAGTAATCTTAGTGTTACCATTACCAATATCTTCAATAGTTTCAATATTAAAAATATTAGGAACATTATAAATCCATTCTGTAAATGATTTTTTAGTATCTTCTAAAATACCAAGATTCTGTACATCAATAGAATCTCCAGTAACCATTTGATTACTTGGTCCAGGAATTACAAAATCAGATACAACACCTGTAATTCTTACAGTTATCTTATTTCCATCATCGTCATATCCATAAATGCTAGATTTTAATCTAACTAAAGCATCCTTATCAATAGCAGCAGTATTACCAGAAAGTCCTAAAAATTGAGTTGTAGTAATACTAGTATAAGTAACTTCCTTTGAACCTATTATTAGAGTTCCTGAAGATGGAAATCCAATAGTAGAATCAACGTAAATTGTATTAACATCAGCAATCTCATCAGTTACAGTCCTAGTTGTAGGAGTAATGCTAAACTTACCGTAGATAGAACCAGATTCACTAATATCTTTATCAGAACCAGCATCTAAGCTTATTTGGTATAAAGTATTTCCTTCTCTATTATATGAAATTACATTAGCAATTGAACCATATGAATAGTTAAGAACTCCGTCAACCGCATCCTGATATAATGTCTGTCCAATAAGTTTATAAGGATCTCCAGAAAGAGCAACTACAACTAAGTCTTCTGTTATTCTATAATCTGCATCAGAGGGTTTAAGTGTGTTCTCATATGGTTTTACAATAGTTGCCTTTGAACCATAAAGAGCACGGAACAAAATTTCAAAGGAATCATCGGTTCCTTTTGTTGTATAAAGATCTTTAGCTTGTTTTGCAAAAAGAGATTGATCAAGTCCAGTTACAAAAGTTCTATCTTGTAAACCAGGAACATAAAGTTCCTTATATTTTCTAAAAAACTCAAGAAGGAAAAGATTGCTTAAATTATGTACTACACTATCATCAACATGTGCTGCAGAAGATGATGTAGTAAATGTAAGTCTATCACTTTCATCATTATTGAACAAAGATGTAATTGCACTAAAAGCACGTTTACAATCAAAAAATTGTCTTTTATCTTTACTAGTATAAGTTATTATCTCATTATCAATTTTTAAATATCCATAACGGTCAGGAAACCCAACTGTAGAGTTAACTGCAATAGTAGTATCAAACGCAGTTATTGCTCCATCTAGATTGGTAGATTTAACAAGATCTTGTTGACGGAAAGAGTCATTCTTAATATATTGGTCTAAATTCTCAGCAAGATCAATAGGTGCTCCTTGAGCTTCCTGTGATTTATAGTATTGCTGTAAAAATTCTCCAAACAGTGGAGACTCAGATCTAATCTGTTCAGGAATCTGATTAGAGACTACCGAATAAGTTTTTGCTCTTGTTTCTATCATTAGTATGAGTATCCGCCGCTTGTTGTGTTAGCTGTTACTTCACTAGAATTAAATGTTGTAGATGTAGTATAGGTAGTTGCATAAGAAGTATCAACTTCTTGTACAGTATACGCTTCAGTACCAGTTATAGTTGAATAGTGTGGAACTCCTCTTACTAAAGGAGATTCACGATCATCTCTTCCGTTAGGGAAACTAGAACTAACAACGTAATTAGAACCAGATATGTCAGCACCAGAAGAAATAGTATCAGAAACCATAGTAACTAAACTGTTACTATTATCTAGTTGCAAATAAAGATCCTGTAATCCGATAACATCGTAAGACTTAGGTGTACCACTGATTTGAATAAGTGGTTGATCAGTACTTAATACAGTAGATGTAATAATCAATGCATTAAGTAGTATTTCACCTTTAGCATAATCTATTGTCCCAATATTATTTCTAACTACAGCAACTTGATTAGATGCTAGTAATTTGAATAGAATTACCCTTCCACTCTTTCTATCTGCATTGGGAATATCAGAAAGATAAACAGTTCCACTTATACCACTTACAGTAAATCCAGAAGATTTAATATTATAACCATTTAATGAATTAACATTAAAAGCATTACCATAACAAAGTTCATATGTTGCTAAGTCTGCTAAAGCAGGTCTTAAATCTCTTCTCATAGAGATTCTAGTGATATTAGAAGTAATAGCACTATCAGTCTTATCAATTAAGTTCAATGCCTTAGAGAACTTAAATCGTGCTCCAAAGGTGTTTAATTCACTTGACCTAGCATAAGTATCTAAAGTGTTAACAACCTCTGTTTTAAGGGCATTAATGCTATTTGTAGAGTTAGCATTGTAGTATACGCTACTATCCATCTCAACATAAAGATATTTAAGATCTATTATGTTTGGAAGAATTCCAGCTACTGTATAACGCTTTAATTTGTTCTTAAGTTCAATTTTTTCAATTTGAGACAAATATTTACCATTTTTAGGTTTTATACTAATAAAAACCCTACCATATTGTGGAGGACTTGTATCTTCTCCTCCATAAACAGAAACTGACTCTGTATTAGCGTAAATTTTGGTAACAATTGCCTTATAGTCATCTGCAGTCACTGCACGGTTCTGAGCAGAGTAAACTAGAGGTGCATATTTCTTAATTGACTGAATTGACTCAATTGTAGCACCATTTTCTGCTTTTTGAGTTGTTGTAAGTAAAGAAATTCCATCAGTTATTGTAACTCCTGAATTATCTTGAATAATTCCAGTAAATGTGAAGGAATTTACGCCATTTGCATTTTCACCATTAGTAGAAATGTAATTTACTGTTACAAAATTAGAATCTTCGAGTTTTTTACCAAATTTTCCGTCTCCAAAGAGTATTTCATACTTTTCATCAGCAACTTCTTGCAAAAGGAAGATCAAAGAGGTGTTTGTGACATCAATAATGTTGTTAGTTAAGTTATAAACCGTTTTTAGGTTAGTTGCAGTGCTATTTGGAGATACAGTTACTTTAATTGTTGATGTATCAACTCCTTGATTAGGTAAAATGAACTTTTCAATAGGAACATTGTCTCCAGTCTCCCTATATGTGAAAGTTTTAGTCAAATATGACCCTTCTTTGATATTAACATCAGTAAAAGTTGCAATATTGTCAACAACAGGTACTGTTATATCATTCATTATAGCAAAACTATAATTTTCACTTGCAAAAGTGTTAGAAACAGCTACAATTCCTGCTTTTAATGTTAAAGTTAGAGGTTGAACTGAATATGAAGACGTATCAACGAAAAAACTGACCTTTGCAGTCGCTGCTTGCTTTGATCTAGGTGTATATCCAACGTTACGAGCTAAAGAAGCAACATTTTCTCTTAAAGTTGCACTATCAATGAAGACTTCATTAGCAACCATGTTGCTATTATACGCAGTAATGTAAGAATTATACGCAAGAGTGTCTATTAGGACCGACATATTCGATCCTTCAAAGTCAAAATCGGTAAAATTAGAATTTGCCCTCAAATAATCCTTAATTTGAGTCTTTATTTGGTCAAAATCTAAATTTGTAAACTGAGTTAATGGCATTTATCTAAATGATTCTAATAGAAAATTGAGTGATTGAGGTTGAGCATCAATCCCAACAATATCATAAACAATTGTCACATCAAATGCGTTAGAATCATAGTAAGGAATGACATCTACATTCCTTAATTTAACTCTTGGCTCAAAATTATCAATAGTTTCTGTGATTTCTTCACTTATAAGCGATGCCGATGAGGTATCCATCAGTTCAAATAGACTTTCACCTAACCTTGAACCCAAAAATGGGTTAAAAGGACGTTCTTGAAGATGTGTTAGTACTAAATTCTTGACAGAGCGAGCTATCGCATTCTCATTCTTTAGGGGAATCACGTCCCTAGTGACAGGATGAGGTACGAAAGACAGAGAAATGTCCTTAAAAGTACGTGAGACTCGTTGGACAGGCATTTATACGCTAATATTTTTTATTATTTAGCGGGTTTGTTAGGATTAAACAGTTCTCCGTCTTGTGCATAAGGATCTTCATCATCTAAATTCTGAATTATAGCTCTTTCAAACAGTTCTCCATCACTTTTTCTTCTCTTTTTAGGGGTCAAATCATCTTCCCATATCTCTCTTAGCATCTTTTCATGTTGATGAGCTGCTAAATTGTCTAAAAAATCGTTTGATGCTTCCATTTTAGTTAGAATTCCAACGGGGACCAGTCTTATCTGACGTACTATTTACATTTCTGTACTCGCAATCAACTAATTTACCGTTTCTTTCTGCAACATAGATCCTATCATAGCATTCAAACCCATTTTCTTCTAAAAATTTGTCTAATTCTTCACCTGTATTAGCATTTTCGTAGTCTTCTGACTCATCATACTCTGCATAGATGAAATCTACGTTCTTTAAATGGTCTCCAGCACTCTTAAGTACCTTTAAATCGTTACCTTGTGTGTCAGTTTTGAGTACTGATACCTTTTCGTAATTTAAATTATCTAAAATTGACGCTAAACTAACTGTTTCGACGGTATATACCCTGTCAACGAGGTTTTCAAAGCGTCCAATTGGTCTACAAAGAGAACTAGTGCCAGGGTCTCCACTAAGTCCATAGAAATCTTTTTCTCTGGGTTGATCGACATCAGAAATAGCAGCTTCAATAAGGTAACATCTATCCCCCGCATCGAGAGTCTCCAAGTGCGAGCAACAAGATTTAAAGTTACCAGGATGTGGTTCGATTCCAATAACATAGACGTTTGGGTCATTACGTAACCATTGGGTGGCGTTGGGCATATTAAAAGAGAGACCTACGTCAAAGCGGAGTGTTAATCCGCTTTTGAGTTTCTCGTTAATTAGGTCATAATCTATCATCCTTGTCCTCTATACCTCTTAGGTGCTTTGTTCCGAGACGAGGCCGCATATTTGGTGTGTTTGCCTCTTCCTTGCCGAGTTTTCTTCGGGGTTGCCTCTACGGTTTCGTTACCGAGTACTCCTTTAGACTTTGCCATATCTTATAGTACCCTCGTCTTCTCATGTCCAACACGTATCCGAGGATCGCACCAGATATCATATCCAGCTTCGATAGCATCTAAACAGAAACTAACGTCTTCTCCACACATATCTTGAACCGCACCACTTTCAAAGACTTGCATCTTAGGAGCAAACCAAGGATACTTCATCTTCTCATCTTCAAAGACACCCTTCTTAATCATGACCCAACCAAAGCCAGTGTAGTCTACGGTGAAAGGCTTCTTACGCTTAGAGATAGTCTCTACGGTTTCATGATTCATGACTCCACCGTTCTTACGGAAGTCATCTTCTTCTAACCAATGTGCAACAGAAGTAGTCTTACCATCTTCAGTAGCATACCATCCAGCAGTGATACCTCTTTCGTCACCTTCAGCAGGAACGGCAAGATCACATAACTGCCAGAACTTCTCTGATGTGAATACGATGTCTGAATCAATCCACAACTGATAGTCATACTCTAACTTACCATCCCAAGGTTTTTGATCAGGACCACGTAAGACATTAGCACCTAATACCTTACATCTAGCAAAGTTAACCATTGATGAGTAATCCTGACTAATCTGGATACTCATATTGTTCTGAACCATGTCAAAGCAGAGTTGAACGAAGTTCTTTAAAAAGACAAAAGAACATCCTCTGCCTGGTAGACAGAAGACAATCTTTTTACCCTTCATTCTGGCTTTTATAGCATCTATATCCCACTCTGCTTCTTTTTTCTTAGGAGCAGATGCTTTTACGGTAAATCCTTTTGCCATGAATAATTAACTCATCACATTCATTATACACG